TTAGGATTCTCCTCCTTTACATTCTTGATGGTCACTGTATTTACAATGAAAGTATCTGTAGGGCATTCTGCATCTACATAGATGGTATCATTTACCCTTACGAGTCTTACGCGTACGTTGTCCTTTATTGTCGTTATCGTGTCCCAATTCTGAACCACTAGAGTGTCTACTAGTTTCCGCTCCTTGGTTACAATCACCGTGTCCCGTACAAACACATTCTCTGGGGTATTTTTCGCAATACCGCATCCATTAACTACCGCAAGAGTCGCACTCAGGATTATCGATAGAGCAAGCGTTTGGGGTTTCAATTTCTTCAAGTTCATTTAGCCAATTATCAAAAGGGGATGTATCTTGTTTTTCCATTTATTTTTACTGCTTTAAGGATTTGTTTGCGATTATGTCCATAATGGTACGAAACGTGTACCCAAGATGGATTTTCGTCAGAACCAAACTCCCAAATAAGTTGGTCAAATATAAGTTCATCTTTGATGAAATTAAAAATATCTTTGTTCTTATCCCCCATATCTACATCAGCAGCAGCTCCTCGTAGAGCGCAATGCTGGCTGCTAGAAGAACCACCAATAGCCACATTCAACTTAGGGCTTCTGTACCCGCTAGAGATATGGATAGGACCGAACTCATCACGCACTGGCTGTAGAACCTTCTCACACAACTCACGAAGGAATTCGATTTGAGCTGCATTAGGGACGTTCTCAATGCGTTTCTTCTGTGCTGTGGTACTACGAGTCATCTCAGCAAGAGAAAAGTTCTTAGAGAGCATCATTTGCCTTGTCCCTTGTATGGTTTTTTATAGTGCTTGGAGTTCTTATTTTCAGAGGCACTCTTAGAATGCTTACCCCGCTTCTTGCTTTTGCTTACATACGAGGTTGCCGTTTGACCTTTAGCCATTACTCACAGGTGTTAGGAGCGATGCCATCCAAAGGATAGAAGACAGAACCTTGGTATACATCATCCGCATCAAACAAGTCCCCAGTACAATCCGCTGCCGTAGCAATAGCGTAGATGGTAGCATCGTTCTTGATGAAGTCCAACATACGCTTGTTGATATACGCCACCTTGCTCTCAATAGTAGAGGCAATAGCATCCAAAGAGTACTGACCCAATTCAGCCTCCTCGTTCTTAGTGGCACCAAACTGTGTACGCAAGATAGAGATGATGCTCTTAGCGGTAAACAAGCACAGGGAATACTGCATAATCTTAAACAACTCTTCCTCCGCAGAGGTGAGCGTTTGGGTGTCTACAGCATTCTCGATATGGTCATATAAACAAGTGCCGACAATATCTTGCAAAGAAGTGTACTGCTCCAATTGGATTACAGACAATACAGCACCTCGGTCTAAGCGTTTTGGTACAGGAAAGTTCTTGTACAAATAATTATCGTCAATGAAAATAACATTTACCATTACGCTACTGTTTTAATGTCTGAAGTATTTGCTCCTTTGATATTCTGTAGATTGATTACTTCCTCAAGAATCTGAACATCAATCTTCTCATATCCAACAGTTCCCAAGATGCGGTTCAAAGAGTCCATCAGCAACTTGCGGTTAGGCAAGGTCTCTGTCGCTCGGAAGATTTGATATGCGCTGATAAGTTCGTTACCAGTGCCTCCGAGTTTACCAGAAACCATTACGCCAAAAAGGGTTGGGGATGTTACGTTGTGTGCGGTAAGAATCTTAGAGTCGTTCAAGCGAGCTAGTGTATCTACCGTCTTATCCAAGTTCTGAACATCCAAAGGAGTGAATTTAGGCGCATCCTCCTCCTTTTTTACCCAAGAAATAATGAAGTTATCTGCCTCGGGACCTGTAAAAGATTCCTTGAATTTCAGATACTCCTCACGCTGCTGTTCGTTGGACATATTACGACCAATAAACGTAGCAAGGACTTTAGGGTTAAATCCATTTGCAGCAGAATTTTCAATGTGCTTACCGAACTGAAAGTCGGAAGCGATATAGTTGTATGCAGAGATGTAGTTGGGGACACCATAGAAGTCATTACCACTATAAGGGTTCTGAACATACAGCACTTGCTCTACGGCACTCTTATCAAACTTGTCAAACAACTTAACCTTCTTTGGTTGGTTGTGTTGGATAGCGTCTGCCTGGATACCAAAGGCTCTACGGATAATAGCGTGGGTAATCTTACCTTGCTCATTAGGCTCTGCCAAACGAACACCCTTAGCATCCAATGACTTCAGCTCTACAATCTTAGTATGCTCCTTGTTCCATTTGATATACAAAGCAAAAGCACCCATCAACTCATACTGGAAGGCTGCGTGTACGATGACATCATACAGACCTTTGTTCTTGCCAGCGCAGTTGTTGATGAAAGCCCGAATCTCTGCTTGTTTCTGAGGTGTCTTGAAAGCCTCTACGTTGTACTCAATACCATTACCCGATACCATCTTAGCCTTCTTGGTGATGATACCAGCGTGGACAGGTGATTGGCGGAGCATACGCTCCAACACATTAGGGAAGTCATCATTCACACCGAACTTCACATAGTTCCCGGCATTGGAATACCCCAACTTATATTGTTTGTTGAGGTCATTGATGGAATTCTCAAGCGGGTTGGTCTGGATGCTGTTCTCTGTGGCTACGATATATGTACCATAACCTTGATAAGAACTGCCGAAGAACTCGCGAATATTATCTACTAAACCCATTGTATCCTATTACTTTAATTTACAAGTCGCTGAACTTGACTGTGTTTCCGTACACACTTCCGCTACCATTTGTAGTAGTATAGGTATCAACAAGGGCAAGATACTCATATGAGCTACTTCCATTTGTTAATGTCAATACATACTCACCACCCTCAAGGCTGTTTGTCAACAAGTCAACATTCAAAGTAATGAAATCCTTACAAACATCTAAACTGTATACGTCAGCTAATGAAGAAAGCACAAGTTCCTCCGTCCCAACAACTTTTGTTAAAGTTAGGGTAAAATCATTTGTCTGGAAACTATTGAGTTTTACAAATGATAATGTGTTTACGATTCCCTTGCGTAGCCTTTTCACTTAATATTTATTTACGCGCGAACTTATCTAAAGATGTAAATCCAAAACAACCAAGAGTCAAAACCAAAACGGCATTCACCAACCCATCAGAAGGGCCAATCGTTTGAGGGCTGAAGGAATTAACCACCAGCATCACCAAAAGAGTCAAAGCACCCAACAAGCCAATAAATCGTTTTGAGCTTACGGCATCGCCTTCGCTCAATAGATTCTTAATCCAATTCATTTGAGTTGGTTTTTGCGAATCTTAATCTCAAGGTAGGTCTTGTAGATGAGGAAGGCAGATAACACAATAGCAAAGACCGAAGCGAGACCCGACAACAAAGGATTGATGTCAATGGTAGCCCAACTGATAATTGTTGAGAGGAAGGTAGCCCCTACTGATTCAGTTCGTGTCATAATTCAGAAGGAGGCGTAGGTGGTTGACAATACGCTGCATCGGGTTTAGCCACGCAGAACGCTTTGGCGTACTCTTGGTCAAGGGTATAGCCCATTGATGACACACCAACGGGGTTAGGCCACACGAGCGCAGAAGCCCAAGACGCTAAAGGTTCATCGTGCCAAACAACATCAACGCTAATCAAAGGAGACGTTACCTCACATACAGGCATCCCTTCTGAATCTGTTCCCCATTGCTCACATAAGTTACCAATGTAGTAGACTACATCAACAAGCGCTGGGTTCCAGCTCTTAACCTCTTCTCCTTCGGGGTTAGTGGTGGTGATTTCAATCTCGGCCTTTGCCGTCTCCCAAGCTGTTGGGTTCTTGAAGCCGTATTTTAAAAAGTGCTGTTTAGACATATTCTAAATTTTTAATAGATGGTGCTTTTGGGCTTCCGTTTTTGTATTTCCAAAACGCGTGCCTTACTGTTTTTATGTTTAATCCGAGAGTCTCGCAACACTCCTTAATGCTTGGATAAATGATACCAGTGCTTACATCCTTGATTGCTTGTTTTCTACGACAACCACCAATAAGCGACTTTGAAATGTTCGCTCTATGTTCTTCGGAAAATTTCATACCGATTCTAACTTCGCTTTGTTTCTTGCGAGTTTTTTCGCTACGCTTAATCCCTTTACGACATCCACCCCAACCAATGGCTTTTATGTTGTAAGAACTTTTGTCATTTTCAACATCAAGTGTTTTCAAAATCAAATCCTCAACTTCTTGATAGTGTTCTCCTATATATAAGATTTCACGCTCAAAACATTCTGAACGCTTGTTATAGGCTCTCTTAAAAAGTTTACCGCTACCAATATATCCATCATCAACTGATCCTTTATGGCTTCCGAGATAATACATACCATTGCTTGAATCCGTCCAGCGATAGACGAATCCAAGTTCGGTAGCATTATTGCGGAATGATTGTGCCATCTTAAAGGGTTGTTAAGGTTGCAAGGTCTGCGTTAGAAAGGCGGGTTTTGAATAGAAGGGTTTGTTTGATTCCGCCACACATATTTGCAGTTGAAGCGCCGAACCCACCTATGCGAATTTCATCATAGGTAATTCCGTTGGTGTAGGTTGCTGCGCTTGTTGCGACTTGTGTTCCATTCACATAAAGAGCAAAACTGCCACTTTTGTAAGCAAATGCAAGTTTGTTTACCCCGTTGAATGCGCCTTGTTGTAATTGAACAATAGTGCTACCACCAGACCGAAGTACGCCACTCAAAATCTTATCACCACCACGAGCGACAAAGATTGTATCATCAAAAGAAGATTCATCAATTCTAATGATGTACCCTTCGGTGTCTACCGAAGAATCAAAGTCTACCTCTGCGTAGATAGTCCCCTCCGTTTGGCCTATTAAACTTGAAACCGAAGTCTTGACCACAGAGTCCGCCCCCCGTGTCACCGCAGCCGAAAGGGTGGGGATGTACGAGGTGGCGTAGGCGGCTTGCTCGGTCTGCATACCGTAGATATATGCGCTCCCCGATGTTGGAGTCAGAAGGCTTATATATAATCCAGTAGTTGCTGGAGTCGTGCTTGTCATAATGCAGCGGTACCAACCGTTCCCGTAGTTCTCCATTTTAACGGAAGTGTTAGACCAATTTGGGCCTTCATAAAAAGAGGCTGTTCCCGTTTGTAAATTAAAAATACCAGTACAACTTCCAGTAGCAAAGTCAGATGAAACAATTCTAAATTGTGCTGCGTTATTATACTTTGCGAAAACACTAAAGGTATATGCAATAGGTGATGCCGCCTTTCCACCCATACTGGCGTAAATCTCTTGTCCCGCAGTAGTGGTAAGAGTGTCAGCATTTTGATAGCCGTCGGGGCTTATAGCGGTATTAGCCGTTACGATTGCTCCCGCATATTTTGCCCAATGTCCATTGTCAAAGGATTCTGACCATAGGGCAGCGTTCGTCCGTTGCGGCTCAAGCAAAAGCGAAGGGCAAGTAGCCCCACCCGAATAATCCAAACGGGGAAGGTTCGCAACGGGGCCGACTGATACCGCCGCGCTTGTGGTGGCGATGTAGTCGGTGGTAACACCAGTTTCCAACTGCGCACCAAAAATAATTAAACCGCTTGTGCCATCGCCCGTATAACTTCTCGTAGAGCCATCGGTGCTTATAAAAAACCCCGTAGCCGAATCGCTAGAAGTTAATAGAGTGACGGAGCATCTATAAAATCCGTTTCCAGCCGCTTCAATTTTTCCTATTGCGTTGGGGTGACTTGATACGACTGTTCCATTTAACAAATTAAAGTATGAATACTCGCCAATTGAAGCATTCCCTATTGAAATGTAATTCCTACCCGCTGGTTTAGCAAAAATAGACAATCCCCATTCGCCCGCACCCGATAATGGCCCAGATTTCAGTAGCCAGTGAAAGTTTGTTGATGTGTCCTCAACTAACTTAAAGGCTGTGGTTCCACCATTTGGGTCGGGCTGACCACTTACAAGGCTTGATTGAGGCTTAGTCCAATAAGCGTTATCAAACTCATTTGAATATGCAAACAAATTAGTCCGCACCTTCTCAATAAGGCCCGAACTATTCACCCGCGTTGCGGTATCGTTTGAGCGTGTGAAGGTGAGGTCTCCCGTGCCGTCAATCGGCTTTACTGAATAGACCTTTTGGTCTTTATATCCGCTTGGAATCATTACAAGCGAGGCATCATCAAAATAACTCATCAGTTCAAATTAAATAATTGTTCAATAAGGCAGTCTCGGCCTTCAAGCGTAGCCCCATCATCAGTCATCCGTTGGATATAGGTGTCAAATAGTTCGTAATAGTTATCCTCTCCCAGATCTTGCAGAGCAGCCACCAAACAATCGTAGCCCTCTAATACGCCTCCATCAGCTTCAACACGCTCTTGAAACGCAATAGCAATGTCATTGACAGGTGCGAAGCAAGGGGGTGCGCTCTCATTCTGAATGGACAGAGTAGTTCTATCGGTATCTCCCCACCAACTGCTGCAATATGCGACTCCCCAAGATATTAGATTAGACATTTTTTGTTTCTTCCTTTAGAAATAACTTTAATTTCAATATATTTTCCCTCTTTGGCGTATAGGCTCTTTTAGAGAACCCACCCCCCGCGTTGGATTTCCTTGTCTGGGTAGATGTCTTCATTGATGTTTGAATTGTATTCGGGGAAGTCGTTCTGGTGAAAACTCATATAATCAACAAACCGCTGGGTATAGTAGTCAAAAATCTTACGCTCCTTCTCAATCAAAAAATCAACCTCTCCTTTATCTGCCGTAGTGGAGTTTTCAGAAGAGTGCTTGTATATACCCCCATTGGAGATAGTATAGGCCGCAAACGGCAAGTATTCAGCCATAGCGGAGTGAATTAACATAGGCTGGATGTATGTATTCACTAGCGTTAGGTAACCTCCTGTAAGAGTCCCTGCGATAATGTCATCAGAGATCTTGTCATAGAGTTTTGTACCCAAGTAGTTTTGGATGTGAATCTCTTGCGCAATCTTAATGAACTGAATAAACTTATCCGTGTCCACATTACCACCTAATGCGGTCTGCCGCACAATGTCCTCTCGCTTAATGAATAGAGCAGTTGCCATCTTTTTACTTTAAGAATCCTTCGTTTGGCATATCTACGGGTCGCTTCGCTACCAACTCATCGTTGACCTGCAATTCAGCACCTGCTTTTCTAGCCTTATTTACGCTTATTTCTGCATTCGGGTTTTCAGCATCAACGCCCAGACCCTTCTTCTTTGACATAAATGTCTTACGCATCCAGAAGTGATGGCATCGTGCGCCACCCTTGTACAACCAAATGTCGTAAGTGGGGTCGCCTTTAGGGCCAAAGCCCTTGCCTCCTGCTGATACATCATTTACCACTTTGTCCCCCATAGCGATAATGTCTTCCTTTCGGTAGACCTTCCCTGCATCAACCATCTTCTTGCAAAAGTTTCGTGAAGTGCTGCTTACCGAATCGGGGGCATAGGCGTAGCGAACTTTGTATTTTAAGCCGCTATCCGTAACGCCATCTTGTTCGCTTGAAGCGTTAGGACGAGCCGTTCCTGTAGATGCTAGGCTCAACATCTTGTCAAGAGCCTCCTCTTGGGCGTAATCTACGGGCCTCTCGTCCACTAACTCCCACTCATCGGTATCTATGTCCTCACCTAGTGCTTCTAGTTCGCTAAACGCAGAATCTAACGCAACATCACTTGGTTGGTGAGTAGACATCTTTACGCCTGTTTCTTCTTCTTTGGTTTCTGCGTCTGCTACAATTCCTTCTGTAAACTCTAGTGGCTGGAGTGTCTTAAAGTAGATATTAAGGCTAATGTCGTTGAAGGCTAGAATGTCCTCAATCTTATCCAGAATCAATTCTTGAATAGGCGAGATAACAGTATTCTCAAACAAGATTGATGCGGTACGCAATTCGTCAGCGTTGTTGCCTAGTCCTGTCTGGTCTTTAATGCCAAGCAGCATAGGTGATGTTACGCGGTGCGCGAC